AAGCAGAAGACTACGAAGAAGCTCTTGAAGAAGAAGCAGAAGAGGATGACACCATGGAAGTAGATGCAAAAGACGTAGAAGTTTACGAAGAAGATGACGACGACGAGCCTGAATCTGCCATGGAAGTCTCTGAAGATGACGTCGAGTTCATAGATGACGATGAGGACGATGAGGACGACGAGCGTGCTCGTGAGTCTTGTGACAAGCAAGGTCCTCCTGTTCGTGGGCGTGAGTATGCCACTCGTGAGCATGAAGCTGCAGATGCTGAAGAAGAGGCAGACATGGATGACGATGAAGAGATCGTAGAGGTTTCTGAGGAAGAGGTTGAGCCTGTTTCGGAGTGCCCTACTGGTTGTGTTCCTGCTCCTACCTTTGATGAACCAACAGAGGAAGAAGTAATGGATGACGTTGTTGAGGAAGAGGAGCTAAAAGAGGCCGAAGTAGTGGAGCCCGAGGAGAACGCTATGATCTATGAAACCATTTCTTTAGATAAAGTGTCTGCTGGTGCGGACGTTAATGATGTGACCCTCTTTCTCCATGGAGAAGATGGCGAGAACCCCCACTACGTAGTGTTGGTGGATGGTGACCCTGTTGCAAAGATCGCGCTGGCGGATCAGCAGCTTCCCCCTGAGCATTTAGGTATGTTCTTGGATGAGAATTATCCTGAATTTATCTTGGAGGGAATTGAGAGCTTTGGCCTCTCTGAGACCCTGAACAGCGTTCATGCGCGTTACTATGCTGCATCTGCTCTAAAGAGCGACGTTGCGGTAAAGATGCGTGAAGCAGCTGCTACCGATATGGAAGAGTCACGTAAAGTAGCGATGTCCGATCTTAAGGATCACCTCATCAGCACAGCAGCGGTTGTCATAGAAGGTTCTATGAAGAACTACATCACAGATAATCCATTGAAAGATGCTCTTATCCGCCAGATGGCTAGAGTTTCTGTAGATGAGAACACTGCTGTTGATCTTATTGAGGATGCCTGGCGTGAAGCCGCAGTTGATTACGTAACTGCTATGCTGAACAAGGCTGAGGAGTGGCTCGGTGCTCCGAAAGAGGTAATGGACCATCATATCAAGGAGATCACAGGAATGAGCTATCGTCATCCTGGTTACCGCGCTGCTAGCGATGAAATTCCTGAATATGATGATGTTATCTCCGAGAGCCCCATTCGTGAGAAGGTAGCTGCTATGCAGGTTCCCTCTAACGTACCTCTCCGTACCGCTGCACCTTCTCCTACTGGAGCAGGTTTCCATGGTGACAAAGACTACTGGAAGAAGCAGATGAATCTGACTGGAAGACACATGAACCAGTCTTTGGCCAGTTTCAAAAGTAAGAAGTAGCGACAAATCTTAATGTGTGGGGGAGGTATTCCCTCCCCCACACATTAATTTCTTATTACCAACTCGCTGCACAGGGATTTTATCCATGAGCCTATTTGACCTCTCTTCTGAAAATATTGTTACTGCAGGTAGAGGCATCCATGTAGGGGATACGTTCTTCTCTAGACGGTGGACCAAGGATCGTTACTACAATGAACCAGTAATTATTGAAGGTCATACTTTAGATGTTAGCACTTCTGGAGGAAGACTCCGAGTAGCTGGTAAAAACATTGATAAAATAACCAATTGTGCCTGCGGTTTTCTAGATATCTCTTGGCTACCCCTAGCTGCTGCAGCTTACCATACAAGTGCAAGTATTTCTGACTACGTTCTTGTTGATGTTCCCATTGTAGTAGCAGATTATCCTAATAGAAATATGGATGCGTTCAACTACGATCAGCTTACCACCTTTAGACCAATTATTGGTAGACCAGCGTATCAAACATTTACAGGAAAACCCGTACATATGGATCATGATAACTCAGATCCGACACGGGCTAAGGGTATTATATTTGATGCCACACTAGTACCGTTTAGGGGTGTGTGGCACACCAAAATATTAAAAGGATTCGACAGAAGCAAAGACTCTCGACTTTCCAATCTCGTGCAGAAAAAAGATAGAATCGGTCATAGTATGGGGGCTCTGGTAGAACGTACTGAGTGCAGTCTCCCATGGTGCAAGTTTCATTCAGATGGAAGAATAACTTGTGATCATATCAGAAATGGTGCCGGAAAAGGTACTATCGAGCGTGGGCATCTAACATACGAAAGTATGCTTGATTACTACTTTGTTGAGTCATCTAGTGTAGAAGACCCCGCTTACCCGATAGCACTTTCTGATAGAATTTGGGGAGTCTAAGGAGACCATATGACTTCTAACAAAACACCACCTAGGTATATAACGTACAATGGTTGTAAGTATAGACTAGCAGAGATAAAGCCACGTATACGAAAAGGGCATGATTTAACTTTATTGTCTGAAGAAGGGAACCCTCTAGAAGGTGAACTTCTTATCTCAGTAGACTATCCAGAAGAAACTCGTGCACTATACCTTGATCCAATAGATGGAAGTTTCTTTGCCAAGTTTTCTGGTAAATCCGGAGATAACGTTTTAGAGCTAACGAAAGAAGACGCAAAGAAGTTCTTCTTAGAGCTTTTACGTGCTGCGGGCATACCTAAAATCTCAACTGAGCAGGCACGGCAGATATGGTCTCCTAAAGCATTACCTGAACGTACCTCTTCGTACAAACCTATGCTGTACACTGGCAGAAGATCTGCAGCTGTTTTGTCTATTAGAGATGAGAAACTAAGAGAAAGTGTTGATACTGTTCGTGGAGGATTCTGCTATCCACCTAACTTTGATGTTATTGGTTGGAAGTATGACGTTCCTGATGAAGTAGCGCACGAGTTTGTAGGAAAACTTACAGATATTATCTTAATAGAATACCCACATTTAAACAGTGTAGACATCTCTTTGAAGCGTGCTCCTTCTGGTGGATGCTTGGGAGGAGTTTTCGCATTTAATGGTGTAAGGGAAGTTCGTCCTGTAACGGCCATGCTAGATGATTTAGTATATAATACTTGGCGTAAAGTATACGAAGAATACAAATCAGGTTCTCTTGTTACAGGTTCTAGTAGTCTTGGTGAAAAACTTAGATCCCACCTAGAAGAAGTACGTGAAACTGGTGGGGATATTAAAGAAGATACCTCAAAAGAGTAGTTATAGGGAGAATCGAGATGCCATCTGACAAGTATCGTCCAGCAACAATAGAACGACAAGGGATCTTCTCAGAAGCTGCACGTAAAAAGAAAGATAAAAAGGAAGAATCTACACCTGCTGAGCGCAGGCCTGGTGAGACTTCTCCAAAATTGCGTCGTCGCATGCTTGATCCACTTGCAGACATCTTCTCCGAAAAAGGAGTTGAGATGTTTGACAAGTCTGTAGCCAGTATTCAGGCTTCTCTAACTCAGATATTTGAGGATGGGATAGGTGAACTTGGTGAGGTAATCAAGCAGAAGCTTGGTGAATATGGATACGAGGAGTCAGTAGACCACTTTCGTCCTTGGATGAAAGATGTTGTTCACGACATCTTTGGACCAGGTATGGAAGAGGTTCTAAACTCTTTGGACGGCTTAGTAAGTACACTTTCTGTACAATATACTGAAGAAGATGTTCCGGGTAGTGGAGACTTATTGGGATCTGAGATTCCAGAGATTCCTATGGATGAAGTGGAAGAAGTTACTGATATCGAAAACGAAGAAGATGCTGCTGCTCCAGAGGAAGAAGAAGAAGCAGAAGTAACTCTTGGAGAAGAGGCAGAAGCAACGGCAGCTACTACTAGACTCTCTAGGAAATTCCATCCCAAGAAGCAGGTTCAAAGCGTATTTGCACGTTCAAAACAACTGTATAATCTTCGTACAGCTGCTGCGCAGAGAATATCTGAGTTGAATGCTCTTAGCAATTCAAAGAAATAAGTTTGGGATACTTCTTCCAGAACTTTCGGCTTTATGGCCTAAAGATGGGCACTGGTGTGTTTCTAGCTCTTTACGTTTGTCTACCATACTAAGAAAGAACCATGGAAGTGTTTGGCTACATAAAAAAGGTAGTTTTCCTAGGAACTGCGTGGTTGTGGATACAAATGTTACTTCTGCTAGATTGGTGGCTGCCGGTGAGAGATTAGCCCGATCTTATGCCACTCCTTGGAAGTACCAACACCACTTTGATACTGGTCCATCTAGCCGCTATTCAACTTTAAAAATACGTCCTGGAGCTACTATACCTATAGCACTAAACGGTATAGACACAACAGCACATGTTAATACGGTTCGTAGAATGCGTCACCGTGGAAGTCCACATTTTTTACATATGAACATCGTAGTCGACACAAAAAACATTCCGATTACGTTGGACAGAGAAACACTGTGCGACTGTGTTTACTGTGGAACTCCCCCTAAGGGAGATGAATCAAACTGTAGGGGCTGCGGTGCCCCTCTCCCAGCGTGTTAGTCATGGAAACTATTGGAGTATTAATAGGTCCAAGTACTAAGTTGCGCTTGCAAGATATGGATCGTATTGACTGGTCTATAGATATAGAGTTTGACGATGAGAAGGATAGTGGAGTAGTTCAGAAAAGAACCGGTACTACTACGCTAACAGGGAAAAGATTTCGTAGCGGGAAGTGGATTCTTTCTCCTATAGCTATTCGTATACTGTGGACGTTTGATTTTGATTTATCTGAACGACGTTACCGACTTACCGCAGAAGTTGATAGCTCATCTTCTCATGATATTATTGACCCAGCAGGTAATATATTAAAATACCTTGATGCACAAAGTTTAATAGGATTACGTAACGCAATCCGAAAAAATCCCGTGGCTGCTCCAAAGACGGGACAGCTAACACGGAGGAGATTAGATATGACAAGTCTACCAAAATTCATCAAAGTTAACGGAGAACGCTACCGTCTGGCCGCAGCTGAAGAAATCACTGCAGCTAGGAAGAAGAAAAGCCGTGGTAAGCGTTCTAATAAGGGCGCTCCTGCGATTAAAGCGGATGACCGTTTTGATGATCAGTTTTACAAGGGTGACGCTGTTGAATTTGATATAGTCATTCTTACCAAGAGTAGAACAGGGGAAGAGTTGCCTGCAGGATCTAAAAAGGTAGGTCGTTCAATCCCTGAGGATATCGATTCAAAGTTAACTCCTGCACAAAAAGTTGAAGCTGAGAAAGCTAAGGAAAAGGGAGAGCTTTGGTACTACTCTGTATCGCAGGTTGGATGGCACTGGAGGGATAAAAATCCTACTGGTGCTGTTGATTCCGTACAAAAAGCTTTGGATTACATCGATAGGCAAAAACAAAAAGCTTTGGATTACATCGATAGGCAAAAAGGGTCTAAAAGTCCAAGCGTTATTTATTCTTCACGTTTGATTAAAGCTATTGGATTCTCTTCTAGGTAGCACAATGCCACTTCCTGATCTAGTTCCAGATGTACAGGACTTCGACCATGCTGTTGAAGAAGTGTTTAAACGTTTTGAATCTAGAACAAGCCGTAAAAAAAGTCGTGTCTTGGATAGCCAAGGAGGAGTTACTCTTTTTCTACGTCGTTGGGCAACTGCACCTACTTTTGAGGCGGCAACTAGTTTAGTTAAAAGGTTTGAGTTACAAGATGACGTTGGTGATCTGAGTAAGCTGAAAGATAAGTACAAAAAAGTAGATGATGTTTTTGACAAGATAACTTCTGTACTTTCTTCTTCAGTTACTGGTCCTTTAAACCGTGCAAGCAAACTGACCAAACTAGGCGGCTCTTACACTGTTGGATGGAATGGTAGGCAGTTTGGTCTGATGTTCTACGCAGATCCAGAAGAAGTGGAAAAGTTAAAAGATCATTACCGTAAAGAAAAATCTGCCTATACACAGAATGAAAACACCTCTTCTGTACGATGTATTAGAGACGCTCTTCATGACCTGCGAAGAGTAGACATTGAATTTGGTGGAGAGAGAAACCTTATTTTAATGGAGCATGCTTACGACGGGTTAACTCGTTGTGGCATTGAAAATAAAGATATACAGCTAGCTATTCAAAACTATACCTCTCATCCGGAAGTTTCAAAACTTTATTTATACGGTCCTTCTGGAAGGGGTAGCAACCTTGGTGCAGTAACAGACTTAATAAACTTGTTACACAGTCACCTACAGGAGTTGGAATTGTCTTCTAAAGTAGAAGGACATGTAGTGTTTGCTGGAGTAGTGTACACTCCTGTAGACTCTGCTGTAAAAGAAGTACTGGCCTATGACCTTCCAGAAAATATGGATGGTGTAGATATCTGTCGTGAGAAGGATATAGATCCTAAAAAAGACATCACAGAACAGAAGTATTGTGTGTACGAGAGCAAGAAGGGCGGCGGTAAAGGCAGGCTTAGGGGCAGGTTTCCTACTAAGAAAAAAGCTCTTCAACACAAAGTAATGATGATCAATCGTTATTGGCAAGGTTCTGGTAAAAACAGAAAAGACAAGCCAAGCAACAAATAGTTAATATTTGTTACGCTAAGTCAAAAATCTACTTATACTATAGTAGCAAAAATAAGCGTCATCAAAATTATTACGCAACATTATCCCCACGGCGCATTCAGTAACATTAGTTTCGGGCATTTGGAATTCTGTAAACACCTTTCACCATTGTCTAACCAAGATTATCAATGGTGGTAGTTGAATACAGCATTCGGATTGAGGAAACAATATTAGCATTTTTAGCCTCAGTTATAGCCCAATATTTTTTGTGTAGTTAACCTGAAACGAAACTCGACTAGATGGAGGACATAAAATGTCAATCCTTCCGAATGCGTCTGTAAAGACAAAAGTCGACATCACTCGTTCCCGTTTCGAGTGGAAGCGACAATTTTCGGTTGCACCGACCGTCAATCTCCTAGAGGAAGGTACCGTACTTATTCGTGTACCGGACGCCTCTGGGTTGGGAGAAGTTGTGCAGCCAAGCACCGCTGCTGCGGCTCTTCGCCCAGCAGGAATTTCCCTGCAATCCCGCATTTCTGCGGTAACCTTCACTGGTGTGGAAGAGATTACGGTACCCTCCGCAGCTCCTTACACAGTTCAGTTGAAGAAGACCACTTTGGTCGACCATCTTGGTGGCGTGCCTGAACTAGCTGCGTGGGATTACACCCTTGGTGTTCCTGCGTATCTGACTGTTGCTGCGCTTCCTGCTGCTGGTACAGTTGGCGCGACTCTGCCTGGCCTGCTTACCTTCGACGTTGGTAATGCTGGCGACAAGGTTCGCGTAGTATACCGTTACATCTTGACCGCCATTGAGCGTGATGAGCTTCTTCGTCAGTCCCACGTAAACCGTGGTGCTGAGGATCAGTTTGGTCTTATCACTGTTGCTCAGGGTCATTGCGTGGTTTACACGACCATGTATGACGGCTTTACGCAGTATGCTGTTGGCGATGCGCTTACACTCGATGCCAACGGTGTGTTCTCTAAAGCTGGCGCAACAGCTTTTGGCGAAGTGATCTCTCTGCCGACCGCAGGCGATCCCTACCTGGGTGTTGAGTACATCACCCCGGCGTAACCCTTAACGTGAAAGGAGAATTTGATATGTCTAAGGTATTCAAAAAAGCTTCTCTCCGGGATCGTCAAGGGAATGACATCGCTAATGGGCGTGCATTCAAGGCGAACCCCCGTACGGGGAGTGTAGTTCATTCCGCCAATACCAACCTAGTTGGTGCTGGTGGTGAGTATAATGCTGCTAGCAAGCGTGACCTGATGGAGATCGTTGACGGTCTGGTTAAGCTTGCTCGCGCTGGTGAAATTCATCAGGATCCAGGCGGATTCCCGATGGACGACGTTGCCAGTTGGAACCAGGAGGGACACTTGGTGCAGGCGGCTCTCGCAGAGAAGTCTCCTACAGCTTCCGGTCCTTTCCAGGTTCTTGGTGAAGTCTTCACCGACAGCATTTCTGAGACCATGGGACGCATGGGCTTCACCAACAAGATCCTTGCTCAGCAGGATGTTGCCGAAGGTGGAACCGCTCGTGTCCGCATTCGCCAGAAGGACGTTACTTCTTGGTTGATGCTGTCTGATGGCCACACAGTTGAGTCTTTGATTCGCCAAAAATACATCTATCCCAAGGGTTACAACATTGAGACCCTCGTGATGATGGGCGAAGACGAGATTCACGAAGCTGGTGCACAGATCATCGAAGAGAAATACAACGATGCTCTGGAGTCCACCATGGTTCGTGATGA